CCACGATCCAAGGATCATAGTAATTAGGGTAAAGAAACCCTAGGCACTAATGACTAGGTTTTGACATAAGCACTTCAAGGAAGCTCAAATTTAAGCTTGCCATTATAAGCACTTACTTCTTTGGTTGTTTTCAAAATCTCGGTCATGATCCGGGAAGCTCTCATGCTTTGGACAATAAGTACGTCACGATGACGCACATAAAATCCTTCATCAGAGAGAGGTATATCTACCTTTCCGATAAGATCTCTTAACTTGTTAGGTTGAGATCCCATACCGTAATCGTAGAGGGAGTCATAGCTTTTGAGATAAATCTCTTCAGCTCTCCCATATACCTGTAAGAATGGGACTGACTCGATCAAATCGAAGCAGTCACTTCCACCGTCCCTTAGGGATGTTATATGACAAACCATTTCAGTAGCTAGGTCACCCAGGCTACCTTTTGTTTTATCACTAACAATCCTTTCCCTAGACTTTAGATAAAGTTGTTGCACGACTTGGACTGTTAACCATTGCACAAAAAGTGTTCGGTTAACTTTCTTCTGTCATACAATCTTTTTTATCGGAAAAATGGTCTTTACGTAAGCATACAAAGCCTTACCTAGTTGATCTTTCCCTTGTAAAGTTCTAAGAAAGGAGATTACCAAATTAAGTGTAGGTTTGAATTTAGACCACCTGGTCCTATTTCAACCTAATACTTTAATAAGGTAATTCCCTAAGTCAGACATCAAATCAGTGTTCCAACGCTTATAGTCAAACTCTTGGACGATGATAGCGATACTAGAAATAGTTTCGCACCTTCGTTCATATAGAGCAGCTAAAGGGAAGGGAGACACATTAACACCATGTAATCGAATTTGCTTAGCAAACTCGAAACCATGAGGTGATTCATGTGTCTTTGAATATTGAATTTCAATATCCCACTCAGCCAGAAGCTTTTTATATTCACTAGCTAATCTATCGTTTGCAATAACGATATCATCACCTAGTAACATATAGCGAGCCCTTTTCCATCTTAGGTTAGCCTTCTTACAGGCTTTCCAAACAAGGAAATGGTGTGCTAATGATGTAGAATTAAAGGATGAGTATATCCCCATAGGATTACCTGTCCTGTAAAAGGCAGGGTAATCCTTATAAAAATAGGGAGAACCGACCATTAATTCTTTTCATGAATCAGCATATTCTGAACCGAACCAAATAGATAATATACGTTGATTTATTACAATTGGAAATCTATCAGTAAAGGCCTTAAGGTCGATACTATGATAAGAACTTCCAATAGAATTTTCCAATGTATAAAATAATTTGGTTTGATCTGATGTACAGTCTTGATGAATCCTTGAGAGAACTTTAGAAAGATAATTATGCAAAGGTAGCAAAGCTGCCTGGGTATAATAATCTCCTATAGCGACCTCTCGTATTTTCCCTTCTTTATCTTGAATCTTCGCTAATCTTCGAGAAACCAGACTACCTTTGCGGGTAGATCGGGAATCAAAGAAAAACGGGATCTTAAGATAAAGAGAGGAAAACCTACTCATAAGGTCAACTAACTTTTCACCAGCGGTAGCTTTAATAGCACCTCACTGTTTAGGAGTTAGAGACATTATGTCCATATATGAGGTCCAAAGAGCATGTCCGTTAGGACCGCTTTTTGAGCTCATGTGAAATTCCTTAAAGCGCAAAGCTTTAGGGACTTTCCCAATGGTTGTAGTATTCACTCCTAATTCTTTAAGAAAATGAAATATATCTTCATCTAATGATGAGGGATTACCGGAATAACCGGGCCCTTTCTCAATAGTCGAAAGAGATATCTCATTATCAATCCTAATTATCCTCGTAATGTAAAGAGCAGAGAAGATTAGCCTTATAAAAGGGTAACTTCTCGAGCTCTCCATATGAGAGATAATAGGGAGTAAAGTCTTAGGTAATCATAACTGATCTCCTCGTTTAAAAGTCACGGGATCGACTGAAAAGACGATCTTTGTAAATTTTAAACGGAGGTCTTTACAATACTTAATACACTCGGTTTTGCCGCGAGTACTAAGAACTGTAAGGATTTTAGTTGCAACCCCTAATGCAAGAGTGGTATCCTTATACCCAAGATTTTGGGTATCCGCGAGCCACTTCAACGAACTAAGGATGAATTCGGAGAGCTTTCGCTTTCTTTGTTTATCTTTTGATTTCATTGGATTATGGGTCTACCTATAAGTTGAGGAACCATCCAGGCAGGTAACCTGGAAGGAATATACCGAAAGGTATACTACGCCGAAAGGC